TAAAATCTTGTTCACTTAATTTACCAGCATCTTTTTGAACAAATAGTGCACTCATTTTATCAACTGCGTCGGTAACTTTTTTAGTAATTTCCGCGCTTTCAGGAACCGCTTTATCGATTGAACTAACAACCGCTCGACTAATTCTTTCAGCACCTGTAAGATTACCTCTAATAACAGGTGTCGCTGCAACACCAAAAGTACCCTTAGCAATATTTGCATCCAATGAAGATTGAATATTTTTTAAAACGTCTAACTGACTTATTTGAATATCTTCTAAAGTTTTAGGTCTATTTTCTTGTTGTTCTCTTAATTTTTCAAATTCGTCTTGAGTTAGGTCTGCAAGTTTTTTCTGTTCAATATTACCTTTGTCATCTTTAATTTGAACAACGTACTCACCTTCTTTACCCATCGTTGCCATGTTGGCCAACAATTTCTTATCTTCTTCATTTTCAAAACTAATTGAAGGGCTAATTGCCGATAATCTTTTATCTAAATCCGCAGCTGCCAAAGCAGTTTTAGATAATTCAGCAGCACTAATACCTGTAACATCAGCCATTTCTTTTAACATTAAGATACCTTGAGGGTTTATCTTAAATGTTTTTGTTTTTTCATCAAACTCAGTAAATTGTTTTGTCGCATTAATAATACTATCTTGTAATGCTCCAGGGTCGGTTAATGATTGATTCATTAACGCAAATGGGTCAGTAAGATTTCCAATTGAAACTCCTAATCTTTGGAACCCTGCAGCGGCTTCAATTGCACCTTCAGGTCCCATAACTTTGTTTGCAAAGTTTGCGGTGTTTTGCATATCAAACCTCAACATAGAAGCTTGTGCTGCCATTTTTGTTAAACCAGCAACACCATCGGCAAAACTAAATTGATTCATCAACGCCATGTTGTCGGTAACTTCACCCATAACAACCTGAGCATTTAGACCAACACTTTGTACATATTCTATAGATTGTTCTAAGTTGGTACCAATTTGAGACGCCTCTACACCCGCCTGTGCAAAATTACGAACAATAGTCTCTGTATCTTTACCAATAATTTGACTAGCGGCAAATAATTTACTAACCTGTTCTTCCGTAGCCAAAACATTTCTTTCAGAACCTCTGGCAATATCTGCCATTGTTGATGAAACTTGTTCAATACTACCACCCAAACGAATAACACCAGCGGCAGACCTAGCAACCGCATCAGCCATTTCATCCATTCTGGTTCTACCTTGAAGAAATGCGTTGTTAAGATTTTCGGCACCTTGGTACATATCCCCAATAGATTCCAATATCTTATCGATAGGAGATTTTAAGCCTTCTATGGAGTTTTTTAGATTTTCAAAATCGTTTTCCGCCATTTTATATTATCAGTTTGTATATAAATAGAAGAAGGACTAATTTTTTAGTCCTTCTTGTTATCTTCAAGCCATTTATTTAGTAGATACTTTCTAACAAATATTGGCATTCTTTCAAAATCTTGGTAGGTTATACCTAATAATGTTCTTAAATAATAAAATTCGTCAATTTGACTTTTTCTATAATCAGAAGAAAGGGCGAAAAAAGTCGACCCCAAAACCAACATTCACTGTTAGTTTTTCTCCTGACGGGGCCATAATAGTTTTGTTCATGTCTAATCTTGGTTCATTTTCATTCATAAATTTTCTGATGAATTTTGAATCCATAATTGGCATTGACTCAATAAATTTAGCAATCCCCGCCTTATCGGATGAACCATTTACTTCAACAATTTCTCTTTCCATTCTCCAAGTAACTCGTGGTACTGTTCTACCTTGTGGGTACATTGCCGCCATGGAATTAATGTCCATGATTTCACCGTAAGTTAATGGTTTTAATTTAATAGTAGATTGTGACTTTGGTAAAAGTACCGTGAAGGTACCATCTTCATTTGATTTTTGGTTACCAACAATTGATAACTCATCTAACATTACAGTTGTTTGGAATGGTTTTTTAGTTGCAGGGTCAGTGACATTAATAGTCATTTCAGGACCAAACGCAGTATTTCTTAAAAAGATTAGAATTGCTTCAACGTCACCTTCAATTAAATCTTCAACTCTTACATCTGGCTCATAGATTTTTGCTCTTAACAAGGTCATTGTTAAATCATTTGCACCACCCATAAGAATGTTCTCATCGGAAGCAGTAAGATATCCAACCTTTAAGGTTTTCTTTTTATTTTTATAAAATATACCTTGTGAAGGTAACTGAACTACATCGTGTGGTAGTGTAAAATTTTCTTGACCGTAGTCTCTTGCTTGATTTTCCATATAAAAAAATAACCGTAAAGTTTATTAGCTTTACGGTTAAATATAAATGAGTATGATTTTATGTAAATAGTATTAGTATACTAACACACATCTATCCATTCTTAAAGAAGCTGTGATATCCGCCAACGCATCTTGACTATAAGATAACGCTCCGAAGTTAACATCAGTTAAGAAAGTTCCATAAAGAATCCATTTCTCAACAACAACTCCTGTAGGGTCCAACATTTCAAGGTCGATGTCTTTTTTGTAACCCGCAGCATAACCCATACGACCTGTCACTGATTCAGCGTGTAAACGAACCCACTCCATAAGTGCTTGAGCAGCAGACGGTCCAATAGGGTCACGGAACTTAACACTAATTGGGTCCCAGTTAAATCTACCTGCAACGAATGTAGATGTGTTTAAGAATTGTATTTCAGTTGCACCAATCTTAATAGATGGTCTTGAAGCGCTTTCAACAAACCACTCGTTGATACCCAAACTTGACGGAAACCTTAAGATGAAACGGTTCTGGCGTTTCGGTTCGTAAGGTATCGGCATTTTCATTAATAAATCAGCCATGTTATTTTAATTTTGTTTTTTTTGTTTTGTTTATTTCTATAAATATACTCTTGTTAAAAATTTTTTCTCTTTACTTTTATTTTGTTAAGGTTATTCATTACTTATATTCCTTCTTAACGCCACCAGCAGTAGAATAAGTTTTAACTATATTATCTGGTTTATCTTTAAAATGTTTACTCATTACTTCTACATTTCTAACATCATCATCTGAAAATCCAATTATAGGTTGCTCTGGAACGAAATTATTTGAAATGTCATTTTTTACAAACGCCTTTTTACTTAATAAATTCGCCATTCCTTTAATATAAGAAACGAAATCTTCCATTGCACGAACCTTAGCTTCTTCAGGGTTGGCAGCTCCTTTTTCATCACCAAACGACACTGGATGATATTTGTTGAGTTCTAAATACGACTTGATTAATTCATCGTCCGTCATATCGTCTTCGTCTACAAACGTCCTGTATTTTTTAAGGTTCTTAACTAGTTGGTCCTTATCGATACCATTAAATCCGTCAATAATATAATTGTAAACAGCTTGTTTTAAAGTGTTGGGGTTATGACCTCTTGCAGTTATGATTGAAAATATTGAACCGTTATTAATTGCTTCTCTAAAGTCATTAAATGCTGGACCAAGTTTTGCTCTCATTGCATCAACTAAGAAATCTTTATCACCCGCAGTTCTGAAGTTTTTGAACGGGTCTTCACCAAATCCTACAATAGTGTCTCCGTTGTATTCAAAATCTTCTTTTCCGATTTTACTTCTATATTCCGCAAAATCGTCTGTACTCATACCAACTTCATCACCATCATCAGTCTTTAATATTATCTTTGTTGGCATGTGAACAATATTGTCGTCCCAATCAAACGCATAATATTTCATATCTGGTGTTCCTTCACCTTTAAATCCCTCTCTAAGTTGTCTTTTCATATTTGGCAAATAAAGGGGGTATGATTAGTACCCCCGTTAGTTTATTAAATGTTTTCAAACGAAGCTCCTGTTGGAGTAATGAAGAATTCGATATCTATGAATTCTAATGCCTTCGTAGGTTTTAAGTAGATTTTACCTGTTAATGTATTTCTATCTAAGTCTTCAGGTGAAGATGATACGGTTACACGGAAATCGTATAAACCTCTGTCTCTTCTGATTGAATCTAAGATAGGGTTAACACTATCCAAGAATTGTTGTCTTACAATCTGGTCGTTTTGTTCGAACAATAATCTTACCGCTACTGCTGAAATCAACTTACGAGCTTGA